CGTACCCAGAGGCCAAGCAGCTCGCTAGGTACTTCAGGGTCCAAAAGCAGCTGGGTCAGCTGAGTGATGGTGACAACGGATGGCTTAAGCTTGTGCGTGGTGATCGCGTCCACGGCGGTGTGTCCTCTATGGGTACAGCTACGCACAGATGCAGTCACTTCAAACCCAACATGGCCCAGGTCGATAAGAAAGACCTGCGTATGCGTGAGGTCTGGGTGGCTGACGAGGGCCAAGTTCTTGTTGGCTGTGACGCTGACGCCTTGGAGCTGGTGTGCCTAGCGCACTACCTGGGCAAATACGACAACGGTGTCTATCGTGATGCCTTGTTGTATGGCTCCAAGGAAGAAGGCACTGACGTTCACTCTAGAACCCAGAAGCTTGTGGAACTTCCGACACGAGACGACGCCAAGCGTATGCAGTATGCCTATCTGTATGGTGCTTCAGATCGTAAGCTCGCTTCGATATCTAAGGAAGCGGGTGGTCCTCTTAAGGACGGCAAAGAGATCCGCAAGCGTATGGACGAAGGCATCGACGGCCTTGGTGAATTGTCTGAAGGTATCCAGAAGAGAGCTAAGGCCGGTTGGTTCAAGGCTATCGATGGTCGTAAGATAACCATCAGGTCTCCACACAGCGCATTGAACTTCCTGCTTCAGTCCTGTGGTGCTATTGTCATGAAGAAGGCGGCTCAGGTTTTCCATTATGACCTGGCGGTAAAGAAACAACTGGTCGTCGATGGACAGCTGAAAGGCTTTGCCTATGTGGCGAACGTACACGATGAGGTTCAGTTCAGCGCTGACCCTGATGTTGCTGATACTGTCGGGCAGACGTTTGCTGACAGCATAACTGAAGCTGCTGTACGTCTAGGCATGCGGTGTCCACTAAGTGGAACTTATGAAATAGGCGCTAACTGGAAGGAAACACACTGATGACAGTGGCTCTACTTGACGGGGACATCATTGCCTATCGTTGTGCCGTCGTTAACGAGGTGGACTTCGATGGTGAAAAGATCTGTGCCGACGCTAATGTCGCAAGATCCATAGACACTATGGTACAGAGTTGGCAAACGATGGCCAAAGCTGGCAGCAGTATCGTGTGTCTGTCTGATGCCTCTCATAAATACTTTCGGCACATCATCTACCCACAGTACAAAGCCAACCGCAAGGGAAGTGCTAGGCCTGTAGGTCTTGAGTATGCCATCAAGTATCTTGAAGATAACTACAAGATTGCTAGGCGTCCAGGCCTTGAGGCTGATGACGTGATGGGCGTCTTTGCAGGCTCTGAACACATATCAGATCCGGTGATTGTCTCCATCGACAAAGACATGATGACTGTCCCAGGTCGCGTGTTGAATCCCAACAAAATGAACAGGGCTCAGAAAGTCTCAGAGTGGTCAGCAGTTCGCATGATGTTCTATCAGGCTTTGGTTGGCGACTCGACTGATGGATACCCTGGTGCCAAAGGCATAGGCCCAAAGAAAGCTGAGAAGATCTTAGAGGAACATGCGAACCCTTTGAGACTTTGGGACGCTATGGTCAAACTGTTTGATAACGAAGAGCAAGCCACGCTGATGGTACGGCTGGCTCGTATCTTACGCCACACTGATTACAACGAAGAGACAGGAGAAGTGCGTCTATGGAGCGCGTCGAACCCAAACTTGTGGATCAAATCAACCCCCGACATTACAAGCGAGGAGGAATCGAAACCATCGATTACATCCGAGCCATCTGTCGAGACCTCCCCGGAGACGAAGCCGTCTACGTTGGAAACATCATCAAGTACGTCTCAAGATACCAAGCCAAGAACCCGCAAGACCCGTCGCAAGACCTCAAGAAAGCGGAGTGGTACTTGAACGAACTACTAAAAGTGTTATCTGAAAAGAAGGAACTGTCTGCATGAACAACTACATACCTAACGACTATCAGAACTTCATTGCTCTTAGTCGTTATGCACGCTGGAAAGATGACGAACAACGACGTGAGAACTGGGGAGAAACTGTAGATCGCTACTTCAACTATGTGGTTGATTATGTTCAGAAAAAGCAGGACATAAAGAAACTAGACATAGACGTAGACACCATTAAAGAATCCGTTCTTGGCCTTGGTGTCATGCCATCTATGCGAGCTGTGATGACTTCTGGTCCTGCGTTAGATCGCTGCCATGTTGGCGCATACAACTGTAGTTATCTACCCGTAGACAGCCCGCGTTCTTTCGACGAGGCCATGTACATTCTAATGTGTGGCACAGGTGTAGGATTTAGTGTCGAACGTGAGAGTGTTCTGAAGCTGCCTGTTGTCAGTTTTAAGAGTGACGCTTCTGGCTCCGTTAAGGGACAGACCATCGTTGTTGAAGACAGCAAGATTGGTTGGTGCAAAGCTCTCAAGGAACTAATAGCTCTTCTATACCGTGGCTATGTTCCCAAATGGGACACATCAAAGGTTCGCCCAGCAGGCGCACGACTAAAGACTTTTGGTGGACGGGCGTCTGGTCCTGAGCCGCTTGAAGATCTGTTTAACTTCTGTGTTGAGAAGTTCGATAAGGCCCAAGGACGTCGTCTATATTCTGTAGAAGCCCACGACATCATGTGTAAGATCGGTGAGATCGTTGTGGTCGGTGGTGTCCGACGCAGCGCGTTGATCTCTCTGTCGAACCTGAGTGACCCGTCGATGCAGAAGGCAAAGTCTGGTGACTGGTGGACACGAGAGCCCCAGCGTGGCCTAGCGAACAACAGCGTATCGTACAAAGAGAAGCCTGATATGTCTATGTTCTTTCAAGAGTGGCTCTCGCTCTACGAAAGTAAATCTGGTGAGCGTGGGATCTTCAACCGAGAAGCAGCTCGTAAGCAGGCCGCTAAGAATGGCAGACGAAACACCGACAAAGACATTGCTTGGGGAACCAACCCATGCAGTGAGATTATCTTGAGGCCTTATCAGTTCTGCAATTTGTCCGAGGTTGTTGTCCGAGCAACTGACAGCCTTGAGGATCTAAAGGAAAAGGTACGCCAAGCGACAATCTTAGGAACCTTACAGTCTTGCTTAACGGACTTTAAGTACCTTCGCCCCATCTGGAAAAAGAACACTGAGGAAGAACGACTGCTTGGCGTTAGCCTTACGGGCATCATGGATCATCAGGTTCTTAATGGCTTTGAGGGTCTAGAGAAAACTGAAGCGTGGCTGAAAGAACTAAAAGAAGTAGCTGTTGCTGTGAACGCCGAGCTGGCATATGAGCTGGGCATTCCACAGTCTGCTGCTATCACATGTGTTAAGCCAAGCGGTACGGTATCTCAGCTTGTTGACAGCGCCAGCGGCATCCACGCTCGGCACAATCCACACTATGTCCGAACAGTTCGTGGTGACATTAAAGATCCAATGACCAAGTTCATGATCGACTCTGGCATCCCATCAGAGCCCTGCTTCATGAAACCTGAAAGCACTGTGGTCTTTTCGTTCCCAATGAAAGCACCAGATAACGCGGTGTGTCGTAACGATCTAACGGCCGTCGAACAGCTGGAGCTGTGGAGTGTGTACCAAGACCACTGGTGTGAACACAAACCAAGTGTTACTGTGAGTGTCAAAGAAAAAGAATGGCTAAAAGTAGGAGACTGGGTCTATGAGAACTTCGACAAGATTTCAGGCATATCTTTCCTGCCTCACTCTGACCATTCTTATCAGCAGGCTCCGTATCAGGATTGCACTGAAGCTGAGTATGCTGCGCTTAAGGAAGCGATGCCGCCGGGTCTTGACTGGACTAAGCTCCAAGATTACGAGCGTGAAGACAACACGTCAGGCTCGCAAGAGCTTGCCTGCACAGCAGGGGTATGTGAAGTTGTGGACATCGCAAGTCGTTAAAAAGTACAGATAGAAAAGGGCTTCTGCCTATGAATGACGACGTTCTTGTACCTATGAGATCATATGAACTTGTCGAGATGCTAGACAAAACATATCCTCATAGGTGCAAACGTCTAGGAGAACCAGACGACGAGCATCAGCGCTACGCTGGTGTTCGTGATCTTCTAGACGATCTATTAGGACTGATCGAAGAGCAGGAGAAGACAGATGAGTATTAAGGTATCCTCTTCTCTTAAGGGAGAGTTCAGCCGTATTAAAGACCTGTTTCCTGCAATACAAGCTGAGACTAGGTACAAAGACTTTAGCATAAACTACGAGAAGCTGGAGAACCTGTACTACAATCAGTTCGATGAGAACCCTATTATCAAAGTGTTCTATGCGCTTGATGGTGATGAGCTTGTAGGGTTCGGTGCGTTTGTGATCACAGCGCACTACTTTACAGACGAGCTGATCGCGTCAGACATAATTGTCTATGTTCGACCAGAGCGTCGTGGATCTTCAGCAGCCGTTAAGATCCTAATGAACTACATTCTGTGGGCAGACCAACAAAAGGCCACACACATAACTCTTGGTATCTCATCTGGGATACACCCAGAAAAGACTAAGAGTTTTTACGAACGACTAGGTTTTAAAACTATCGGAACAATGCATTGTCTAGAATAACAAAGGATAAAGACTATGGGATTTATGGCACCTAAGCCACCAAAGCCTGCACCGCCAAAGCCTACACCTACGCCCCCACCTACAGAGCAGGTTGCAGGGCTTCCTGAAACACGAGCTGTGGCGCGGGCTAAGGCTAAAGAACCAAAAGGCTTTAAGCAGTATCGTATTCCACTGATTGGTGGTGTAGATGCTGCAGCAGGCTCAGGATTAAACACTAGGACTGGTGTGTAAATTATGAAATACGAGACCTGTCACGCACGATACGAGGCGATGAAGCGGAAGCGTGATCCGTTTCTACGGCGGGCTCGTGAATGTGCCGAACTAACAATCCCACCGCTTTTGCCACCTGAAGGACACACAGAGTTCACGCTGCTTCCTGAGCCCTATCAGGGACTAGGGGCACGAACCGTTGTCTCTTTGGCCTCACGGCTTATGGTG